ATGCAAGTCAAGTGCTCCACGCATTGTTTCTGTACCACCTTTAGCTAACGAAGCTACTCCATGAGTAACTACATCCTCAACTTTTTCTCTTGTAGTTGGTGCTCCCGGTCCCGGTCCTTTTACTGGCCCAGCTCCTTGAGCAACCCAACGCTCTTTAACTCTAGGATCACTAATATCCGCACCACGCCCCTTCATATAAGGAGCTACATATTTGTCGAAGACGTGTGAGCGCACTTCCAGCTTCTTCTCTGCTGGAAGTGCTTGGTACTTTGGCGACTTAATTAATCGACCTACAGCATCGGGAACACTAGGCTTAGGCTTAGTTACTTCCTGAGTCTTCGTCAAGCTGGGACTCAAAGAATCGGTCAAAGTCTGCAAAGCCTGAATCTTGTCCTGAAGCTGCTGCGCCGGGTTCTGGGGTTCCGCTGGCAAGTGGTTCTCCCATACTTAGTCTATTCATTCGATTAAGTAACAACTCTTGTTGTTGTCTAAGATCATCTAAATCTTGCTTGATAGCGTTAGCCTTCTTACTTTGACCCATCCAATCCTTAATTGAATCCGCAGTTCCCAAGGCTTGAAGTTGTTTCTGATCGTCTTTGATCTTGTCACTAATACGCTGATGCTCTTTGCTCAAGTTGTTAAAGAGCTGGCTTTGCCCCTTAGCTCCTTCTTTACGTGCCAGAATACTTCCAGCCATTCGCCACTGGCTACTTTGAATCATAGCATCTGCCATAGTTCTAGCTCTATAATTAGATGCCCGAGCCATGATTTCCGCTACACCTTGACGACCAAGTTGCTGATTTACTGCCTGAAAGTACTTCATCTCTGTTTCTCTATCTTTAACGCCAGCTACTATCTGAGCAATCTTTTCTTTGGACTCTCGATCAAATCCCTTCTGCTCCGCTTCAGAGAGTACCTTAACAAACTCAGTCTGTTGCTTCGCTCGCTCATTAGCTTCAGGAATTATCTTATCTTTAATAAGTTGCGCCAGTGCTTGATACTGTGGGCTAATCTGCTGACGCGTTGGCTGTGTCTTCATAAACTTATCAGCCATAGCAAGAGCAGCATCTTTCTTAGCCTGAGCATCTTTATTCTTCAACGCTAGATTTAAAGCTTGATACTCTGGCGAAGCCTTTCCTTTATCATCTCCAAGCAGTTTAACCGAGAACGCCTTCTCCAGTATTTTACTTGCTTTTGGATCTTCAAAGATAGTAGCTAGTACTTCTTTATTATGCTTTAAGTCCTCTTCTGCTTTATTTGTTCCAGCTATATCTTTATTCTGCTGTGCTGTTTGAAGCGCATTCTGTGCTTCTTGCATTCCAGCCTGAGCATTCATTACTTTTTCAATTGTAGTAGAATACTCTTGTACTTTCTTCTGATGCATATAATCAGTGACTGAGTGAGTAAGCTGTGCTAGATTATTAAGCGTAGCTTGCCTATCCGCACGCTTACGCTCACCACTAGAACCAAATGGTCCCTGAGCAACCTGTGGAGCACCGGGAGCTTGATACTGTACTGGCATCTTTGGTGTAGTTAGAGATGGCTGCATAGTAGTCATAGAACCACCACCCATAGCACCACCTTGACTAATAGCTTGAATAAGTTGCATCAACTGACTAGTAGGTTGCACGGCTTGAGAACCAGTGGGCATTCCTAGAGATTCACCCGCTGTTTGTGGCATTGCTGAAGTAGCAGCAGCAGCCGTATCACCTGTACCTTGCTCCATTGGGACAATTGGCATAATTCACCTAATATGAGAAGGGAATACCACTTCCTTGATTTGGCATACCTAAAGTCTCCCCAGCACTTTGACTCTGAATAATTTGCAAGATAGCATCATTCTGTGCCTGTGACATAGTTTGCTGAGTAGAGCTTGGAATAGCTCCAACGTTACTAGAAGGCTGAAATATACTACTTAATCCAGCAAAAGGACTGCTGCTTTGCCCACCTTGACCACCTTGTTTCTGTCCAGTTATAGTACTTATACCAGCACCAACAAGGCCAAGTGAAGCTCCTCCAGTAAATGGTGCGCCAATTATTCCACCTGCCATTTCAAGACCACCAAGTATATCACTAAGAACTCCTCCGCCTCTATTAGCTTCTTCACTATGTAGAGTGGGAAGTACATTCTGAAGTATTCCTAATTGCTCCGCTTGATCCTGCTGATATATATTCGCAAGCTGCGCTGTTTGCCCTAAACGCGCTTGGCTCATATAATCGCCTGCACCAATCGCAGCGGCGCTACTAAACCTTGCTCCTTCGGCTCCAAAGGCACTTAGCACATCATTATAGCCGCGTGAAATGGTTGGCTCCATAGCATTCATAAGTGCTTGAGCCACTTCAGGATTAAATAATCCCTTACTTAACATATTCCCAAGAAGCTGACCAGTTCCCTTACCGTAGGCTCTACCTAGCTCATTATATAAGTTCTGATACCAGTTTCCACCTTGGGAGGTTGGACTAAATAAACCACTACTAAGATTAGTCAAGCCACTAGGAACCTGTGGTGCTCCTCCAGTATTAGCAGGGAAAAAGCTCTGAGGTAGTTGATTTTGTGTACTTGGATTTAAACTAGTAGGAATACTTCCAATAGGTGGAACAGGCATACCAGTACTTGCTCCTGGACCACTACCCGGAACACCTACATTCATACCCGCAGGATTAAAATTACTTGGAATTGGATTCGGTGCCGTGTTTAAATAACCAGTTCCTTGAGGCATATTAGTCCTTCCAGTAATCCCCCACTTTATCAGTGGGCTTTACCTTCAAGTAATTCGTCACATTAACGACCCAATTACTCCAATCTCCAGCATACTTCTGTGCAAATTCAATCCACGTCATTTCATTAGAATATACGTGTGACTTACCTTCTTTAATATTATTCAATTTATTATAAAGCCACGTCCAACCAGTAGCTACATTGGGAAAATGAGTAATATCAGAACCCGAATGATGCTCACTACCAAACTGATTCTTACCATCGGAAATATCACCTGGATTATTTAGAAGCGTAGGCGCAGCAGTTGGACGACCAAAGCCTTCCGCAGTAGCTATAGCTCTAGCTACATCCCAAATTCTGTCCCCAGTAGGCCATTGGCTTGTATCAACCATTAAGTATACCTCCTAAGCACGGGTTGCATTTGCCGCTCATTATTACTTAAGTTTCTTCTCATTTGGCTTTGCCGTGCTTGTATTAGTCCCACGGACGCAGGATCTTTGGGATCACCATGCAGTAGTTTATAATAGCCAAAGCCCACATCATTCATTCCCAAGTAGTCACATGCTTTAATAGCCGCAGCGTAAGCAATAATCTCCTTCCAATCTATGGGCATATAAATTTTATTAGTTGGAAGATTATTCAACTGAAATGGATGTGGTCGCTGGTAACGCATGAATACTGTATAAGCTTGATCCGGTTGAAAGCCAAAGAGTAACATATCTCCATTCTGACACCAGTACTGAGGCAAACCGGGAATAGTACTCATTGGTTCAACTACTGGCGTAGTACGTGTCTTAAGTTGACTACCTACCATATTAGTTGTACCAGTAGTAGGTGGATTAGTTGTAACAAAGAAACGAAAGAAGCTTCTTATCTGGGTAAACTCACGCTTATCCAATGGCATGAAGAAATTAATAGGATACTCCGCCTGCCCAACTATAAAGTTAACGTATGGTCCCTTCAAAATGAGTTCTTCAAATGGATACGAAGGAGTCAAGTCAAGAATCGCTTCATAAATCCACGAAGGTATATCACTACTAGGACTTCCACCATATGTGGACAAATCCGAACGACCACGTATTTTATCCACGACAAGAGGCACTACATCACTAATAAGCATCACGCACCCAAAAAGTATTCATAAGGTACATTTACTACACTACTTGCTACAGATACAAAATTTATTCCCTGTCCAGTAGCTCCAACAAATGCAGCACCCGTACTTCCTTGCCAATAAACTAAAATATCTCCTGGACCAATAACAGCAATTGGTTCTGTAGCAACACCACCATTAAGTTGCCAAGTAACTAATATAGATCCTCCTCCTATTGAAGCAAGATTTCTTATATAAAACTTAGTTATTAAAGTAAATCCTTCTGGAAAAGGAAGAGAAAATGCTGGACCTGTTGCTTTTCCATAAGCTACAAAATCTGCTACAAATTCATCCAGTGATGGAATAGCAGTTCTATTTACAAGAACATTATTTGTAGAATCTTCAGTTGATAGGACAGTAAGTTGCAGCTGATTTGTAACTAAATTTGGCATAGTAACCTCAGAAAATGAATAATGATACGTTAATACCCGTTGTTGTACACTTCAAGAATATCTGTGTAGAAGTCCATGCAGTAGTACTCTGATACACGTCTCCTGCCCCACTCTTAGTAACTACATGAAACCCAACAGGTACTCTATTTAGTCCATGACTCACCGCAAACTCCGTATTAATCGCAGCAACAATAGCAAAGTTTTTTACTGGATAACCGTCTAAGTTCTGGTTCTTATCACCTACAGTTAAGCTTCCATAAGAAATATTTCCACGAAGTATCTTATATACACGCTGCAATGTTTTAGTAACAACAGCTTGATCGTGCCATTGAAGTGGAGCTTCAGGTCTCATAATTGTTCTTCTTCGGAAGAATTACCTACTAACATTGCAGTTATAATAGCCAATGGACCAGCATTAGCTTTTCTAAGAATACTAAGTTGCGGACGTTCTCCTGTAATTTTTAAATCAATAAACTTACTATAAATATTATTATCCGCCTTGCCACCAAAAGTCTTAGGTACAGTCTTCACAACAATCTTACTAACATCTTTAACTCTATCATAAAGTGTAGCAGTAACAGTAAAACTCACTGTTACTTTTCCTATATCTCTGTACTGAATATACACTTTATGCACGTCAATAGATCGTCCAGGCTTCACGTCCTCCATCTTAAAGTTGTAAATGCAATTTTCTTCACAGTTAAAATTAGTAGGATCATAAGAAGCAAATATAAAGTTATTTAGATTCTTTACAAAAAATGGAACAACTAATAAATTAATAAGTCCAGTAAGTCCACCAGTACTAGTAATTAAACTAAAGTCACTAGCACCAGTAGGTGCTCCTGATCCACCGCCTGATGGTGGTTTAGTACCTCCACCACTAGGAGGATGTGGTGGACCAGTACCACCATCCATTATTGGACCGCCAGGGCGTACCATTATTGAGTAGGCACCATTCTACAACGAGCTGTTTCAAAACCCATAGTTGAAGTCCAAGAGAACCAACAATCAGCTTCCACAAAGTAACACCAGCTCTTCATTATATTTCCAGGAAGAACTATGGAAATCTTATATGTTAAATATGGATAGCCTCCCCCATAAGCTGGAAACATAGAAGCTACTGGAGTACTTATGGAGTTATTCAAGTCTGTATAAATAGCATTACGTGCTAGACCACCAATCTTCTTAAAGCCACCCAGCGACAACTCATAAATATCGTCTAGTGAAATAAAACAACCAACTGGCCCATAACCAGCTATAGAAAATGGCTGTACGTTACCAATACCACGATCGCTTGCCCATAAGTGATTAAAGTCAAATGGAAGAACTCCTTGACTAATACTAGTCATCTCAGTTATTCCATTTGATCTAAAGATAAAACCATTCCGCCCAATGGTCAAGAAGCCTGTAATCTGATCTGGTACGTCAAGCTCATCACTAAAGCCAGCTCCAATATTAACCGTTGGGTCCCATACAGTAGGCAGACCAGAGGCCGACCAACGAATACGTTGCTGAAAATTAGAAGGAGCCTTATTTGGAACATTCTGTTGCTCTATTGTATTGAGTAAAACAAGCCGTGAATCCAACTCTCCTAAAAACAAAGCTCCTGCAAGAAGATTATTAACCGTATCATACTTAGCTATACTCTGAAGTGCTGGAAGTGCAGTCAAGGAATTAGGTTGAAGTCCATTCCAATTCCAAAGATTAAAGTCTCCAGTCACAAAGAATATCTGATTAAGAAATAATTGTATAGTTGCTGGAATTGAACTTACCGGATATGGAGTAATAAAACGTCCAACAAGACTCCACTCTTTTCCATGAAACACCCGCCAATTACTATTAAGTTGCCAAAGTCCAGTAGTGCTAACTGCTACTGTATGAATCGTATTATTAGCATCAGCAAATGCTGAAAGCGCCGTAGGCTGACTTCCATCAAGAAGTCCAGGAATAAGTTGAGCTAGCCTAGGTCTTGTACGTAATTCTCCTCCACGGGGTATCCAATTATTAGCAAATGGCGTATACGCCCGATCAATCTTATTTTCGGGCAAGTCTACGTTAATTCCCTTCCATGGTGGTTCGTATGTTAATTCAAAGTAAGAGTCGCTACTTTTAGCCAAGCTTCTCCTCCTTTGCTAAAATAAATAATTCTTTTCTTCTTTCAATATTTCCATCTTTAAGTCTTTGTGTTCCTTCTTTTGGATTCAGAAGAGAAATAAATTCAAGAGCTATTGCCACTTGCTTTCTTTTTATAATAACATCTTCTTTTATATAAAGAAGAATATCTTTAGCAAACACACCATTCCAGCAAATAGTAGGAGTATCAGAAAAATCAAAATTTCCGTCCGGGAATTTTAATAAAACTAAACTTAAAATTTTAATATCTTTTTGTGTTAATTTAACCACTAAAGAAAAACTTCCACTACTTTGACTAGTTCTAATACAAACACACCCTTCACCATCAAAAAATCCAGCTAACCATTGCGAAGTTATTTTAGAAACATAACCCATCAAATCTTTTTCTTCTAACATAGATAGCTCCAAGGAGGCTCGTAGGTAAGCTCGAAATAGGAATCACTTTGCTTAGCCATCAACTAATCCTAATTTCCTGAACAATAATAATTAACTACTGCTGTATCAGCACCATTTGTAGATGACGGCGTAACTGTCGTCGTCGTACTTGCTACTCTCAAAATACCAGCAAGGGCACCTCCTCCTGTCCACGTAAGAGTGCAAGCTGGCGCAGTTCCGTAAGTATGAGATGTTAGTGTTTGCGCCGTACACGTACCCGCTGCCATGGTACAAGTACCAGAATCGTAAAAGTTCTTGGTGTTCCCACTACCGGAATCTGAAACACAAACCGTTGGCGCACCAATACACTTGCTTCCCTGGAATGTGTTGTTGTTACTAGTTGCATCGAACAGAAACGAATTAGTGAGTGGACCAGTGCATGTAATATTAAGCACGGCATTGTTCGAAGCTGCTGATATTCCGATGCACCCAACAGTACCCGCATTCGGTGCGTTCATGTTCATATTTTCAACAACATTCGAGGTCGCACTAGCCGAAATGATTGCACCGTAAGTTCCTGAACCTGTATTAACAATATTGATGTTGGGACCATTAATCGTATTTAGTTTGGAAGATGCACCCGTAATGTTGATGCCTTGGCCTTGTGGCGCAACGCCAATATATCCTCCAGTAACAGTAATTCCTATGGTATTATTAATCTGTATGGTTTGAATAAAGTGATTTGAACTTACATTAAGCCATGGGTCAGAAATCTGCACATTATTTTGTACCCCAAAAACACCGCTAGTCCCATTCTCAAAATCAATACATGGAAGTGCCGTGCCTCCGCATAAGTCTAAAATTGGATGGATTATGTGTACGTCTTCTGCATTACCCTGGAAAAAGATTTGTGAGCAACCCGCCGAATTATTCGAACCATTAGTTTCAGGTTCAGTTATGAATAAATCTGCAGTTCCGCTAGCCATCTTAAATTCGTTGCAAATAGTACCGCCTACATGCAAAACTTTGGGATGAAATACTCGCGTGGAGTTCATCTGGCCATTGAAGAAAAATCCCGTGGTGACAGTACGCCCTGCACTCGCATAGCAATGTTCATTCCACAGTATTCCTTCCGCTACACCAGCATTAGTTGATCCTGTTGGATTTAGTGAAAAACATGTTACAGCATCAAAGACCTCCACATTATTTAGAATCGGGCGAGTAACAAACGATAGACTAATTCCAATAGATGATCCAGTAGGAGCAACATTTCGTTGACAGGTAAAATCTTGTAACTTAACATTCTGTATATTCGTTCCACTAATACCAGTAACATCTATACAATCATTACTCCCATTTAAGTCTATAAGAGTACTTCCACGACCTGTGCCTCCCGTTGGTCCTTGTCCAATCAAAGAAACATTACCTGCTGTAATACTAAGAGCTGCCGATTTAGCACATGCACCTGATGGTAATATTACAGCACCACCAGCAGAGGTACTTTGTGCAGCAGTAATGGCTGCCTGCATACCTATAAAGTCATCAGTAGAACCATCACACTTAGCATTAAAAGGTGAAGCAGTAACCAAAAAAGCAGGCTGAGTTGGACTAGTTCCACCTCCTCCTCCAGCAGTCCATGCTGTACCATTCCAAACACGTTGTGTTAATGAAGTTACATTAAAATAAGTTCCTCCCGGAGGTGGATTAACTGAAACTTCAACATCAGCATATCCATAAGCACTTGGTCCTGCCGAAAATCTTGGTGCTCTTATTCCTGAACTAAGTACAGTACTACAAGTAGTAGTACATGTAGCTCCCACTATAGTAGTTACTATAGTCCCACACGCTGCCGAAGCATTTGGACATATATTAAAACTCCACTGTCCTCCTTGTGGAGTCATTAAGTTGGTATCAGTCAACGTAACAGTAAGAACGCCCGCGCTACTAAGAGAGCCTGAAAAATTCTGAGTAAACGTAGCTCCATTTATTCTATAACTATTAGCAGGAGTTCCCTGTAAAGGAACGAATATAATAGTATAAGTTCCATTATTCCATGTCTGTGCATCACTGTCAGTAATAGTTGCAGTAACAGCAGTAGTTTGGCCCCACATAGGTAGGGCCAAACCAAGCAATACAGTAAACAACACAAGCAATCTTTTCATTGTTGCCTACTTAATATAGATTCGTACAGCACCCGCAGTAATACCTGTAATAGGTACTCTAATTCCACCCATACAAGTACCCACATGACCACTACGTTCAGTTTCTAAAGTTGTATTTCCATGCAAGAAACAGAACGTCTTACCAGCAAAATTCTGTATAGTTGCGGTGTCTGTGCCAGCCGCGTAGCCTTGAAATTCCACTTGCAAGACGTGAACATTACCAGTCCACACAAGTACTGGTCCCGCAGCAACATCAGCAGCAAGTATAGTCAAGGGATTAGTTGAAACATCCATAGTAGTCTCCTATACCTGTAGAGTGTAATATTCAAGCATTACTTCAAGTGAACCGTTGCCAAGTGTATAGTTAGCTACGGAGTTCCCAATCGAAAGAGGCTGATTCAAATAATTAGCATCCGTATCAAACGTAGTTGGCGTAGTCAACTGAACAAATGGAATAGTCTTATTAACAGTTTGGTCAATAAGACCAGTAGCTATACTAGCGTGCAAAGCATGACCAGCAGCTACACTGCCCAAATACATTTGCAGAACACCAGTACCAATCGTATAAGCAACAGCTCCGGCACTTAGAGCAATGTACCTATACGTAATACCATCAGGAACTAGAATAGTTCCCGGTCCACCAGCAGGAGCAATTACTACTGGCGTAGTGAAGAGAGCCAGAAGCTGTGCAGAAGTTAGAATAATCTTCTGATATTGTTCTGGACCTTGTAGATAATTTTGCTGTTGAAACATTGGTGAAGGCGTAGGAACCACTACACCTTGAAAAACTCCAGGACTAGTTGCCATCTAAATTCTCCCTTAAAACGAAATTAGGTCATCACCAGAAGTTTCAGATTCTGGATTAATTAACTTAGGATCAGGCTGAAGTTCTTGGGTAGGAACCTCAAAGGCTTTGATAATAGCCACTTCACGTTGTCCAATTAGTGGATTCTCTCCGTAGTCAATACAATCACTTGACTTACACACAAGAACTCCACGTTGCCATTCCATCTCAAATAAATGGCGGCGTTCACCACAGCGACCGCAGTAGTGATAAGGACCAGCGTGCCAACTACGATACCCTCTTGGCGCCATATAATTCCTCGGCTCCTTCTTATAAATTTGTAATGATAAACTTAGCCAAAGGCTAAGGGGCCATAGCGAGGAGCCGCCCAACTATGGCCCTACCCTCCAGCGAAACTGACAGAGCTACAGTTCTGCTCAGTGCGAAGGGATACTTAAGTTTTACCCATTACAGGTGGCACAAAAAGTGTTGAAGTACCTGGCTTATCCGGAGTACTTGTTTCATCCGGAGGTGGAGTTGGAACCTCAGGTTCTGTTACACTATCCGGTTCCACTCCATTTCTAGCCAAGTGATTATTCCCAGCACTCTCTGCATTTACTTCTTGAGAGAAACGACCTTGCCATCCACATTCACAACTCACTTCCCACTTATATGGTGGATAGTTTGCTGGTCTCTCTACTACAGTTGTCTTATGGACCATTTGAACCCCAAGTCCCCAGCCAGTTAGCTGGACCAACACTGAAGCGTGTACGAGTCTTCTGCTTCAACGAATCAGTATCAAAATCATCATCCATATCAGAGCTAATTGCTTCGCGCCGATAGAACTTAAGATGATGCATTGATTTATCACAGAGTGCATACCACGCACTATCACTAGCGAGATAATGACTAACCATGTAGCCAAGATCCTCACCAAGCAACGAGTTGATTTCGTTAGTCGCAGTTCCTGGTTTGCCGGGGCTTCCCAGTAACTCACGAGCCAAGAATCTATTCGCTGGAGCAATCAAGATTGCCTTCGGCTTATAGATAATCGGCATACCCATGCCATCAACTAGACGCTCAAATTGATTCGTCATTAGCTGAATAGCTGCAAAGCTTAAATCCACATCCGTTGCTGGTCTATTGGGATAAGTCCCGGCCAACGAGATAATGTTAGCCAAACCAGGTCCCACGCTAGTAGCAGCAGGACCACCCAAAAGAGGATGTTGATTATTAAATAGCGTGACGCCATCAATTGACTTAACAGTTGCGAAGCCTTGGTTAAATACATTCCAGGCCACCATTTCTTCTGTAAAGCGCATGCTACGTGCAAGCGCTTTAGGAATCTGCTTAACTACACCAAGCTGGTCGTCATCGTAAAGCTCATAGCTAACGCGAGCAGCTAATGCATAAGTTAAATGCACGAACCGGAACGTTCCGCCCTGTCTAAATTGAGAGTACGTTACTGGTGTATTCTCAATCTTCTCAGGTGCCGGAGGCATTCCAGCGAACTCCAGCTCATCTTCGTAAGCCTTTGTAGAGTTCTCAATGTGAAATATATGTGGGTACTCTAAATCACGCTGGAAAGTATCAATCCACTGATTGAATACCTTCCTACCCAACGGAGCCATTAGCTGGGCATATTGCCCTCTAACCATAGTCACAGTTTAAATCCTCCTAGTAACTAGCCGTTAGGTCTAGTGAGTACCCTGCATGATCTTGTTGATGAAGCTGACCAAAACATTGGCATTAACCACTGAACCAGTAGTAGGATCAATACCACGAATAATAACCACAGTATTAGTACCTGCCGTGGCTTTATTCTTATCCACATACCAATGACCAGTAGCATCTTTGGTTAAGCCATATTCTTTGTTAATATCCGCCTGCACCGGAGTATAATCCGCTGCAACAGCACCAGCAGCGTTATCAAACTGTGCAAGAAAGATAGTATCGTCATTGATTACTTCAAAGATAGCTCGTCCATCTGAGAACGGAGCACCTTCGGCAATATTTACAGCAGATGTTTGATACTGTACAGAACCAAAAGTCTGCGTAGCACCTGGAAAACCAACACTACCAAATGGAGCTACTGGTGCCCCAGCTCCACTTGTTGCTAGATTTTGCCCTGGTTGTTTACTAATCCCAATAATACCTACACCAGAACCAGCAGGATTAACCGCTGCATCCCACTCCTGTATAAATCCTGCCGCCGTAGTCATTACTGGAACGCCTTCAAGAAACGTTCGACCATTTAACTCAGCAATTGCATCCGTTAGTGGAGTATTACCACTCTCAGTTTTAATTGCTTGAATTATAAGGTGATCCGCTAAATTAGCTGGCATTGCCTATAATCCTCCCTTGACGTTACTTACTTGATTCTAACGGAGAATAAAACTCTATTTTTGCCTTCGGATGAGTCTCCATTGCCTTCCTATACATACCACTATTCTTTACTTCCTGTTCGGCACCTAAAATAGCTTGCCGTAGAGAGGCATCCGTCATCAATAGCGAGTCAAGAAGATTCTTCTTATAATGCTGCATAAGACGAACCTTATTAACTTTCATTAGTACAGTATCATAATTGATAATGTTCTCACCATCATCAATCATCCCATCACCAAGTGCTTCTTCACCGCCCTCAACATCTTGAACACTTGCAAACTCGAAGCCCCAAAACTTGTATCGCTGAACGTTCTTAGCACTTACCTTGGCAGAATTACCAGTCGCTGTGCGATCGTAATAAATCCAGTGAAAGATAAGGCTAGAATCTTTAGGCTTAATAACCGCCATAGGTGCATCGTTCAACGATTTAGCAATAATAGGATACTTGAGAAGAGTACTTTCGTTAAGATCCTCTAAGTTAATTCTAGTAGGCTTCTCTTCTTTTTGCTCGGGAGCTTGCTCAAAGCCCTCTGCGTCGTTAACCTCAGCACTAACATACTCTTTAAGAGTAGAAGGAACTGGCTTCTCTTCAATCGGTCCCTTAGTTGAAGAGATAACTTCGCCCTTAGTAAAGGCTTCGTTACTAGTCTTGAAAAGATTAGGAATTTCTTTGCCTTTATCTTTATCGTTAGGCATAAGTAGTAGCTCCTCCAGCTTGCTGTTCCTTCAAGTATTCTTCAGGATCTACACCCCACTTTGCACAAAGCTCAAGTGCATCTTTGCTAAGTACTTCAACAGCCTTCTTCTTTGGATCACCCGTGCCTCCACCAGCTCCACTGGAAGAACCACCCGGTTCTATGAAGAAAGATTCCCCGCCTTTACTAATCTCATCTATATGATTAGCCATTATAATCTTATAGCAATTCTCAATAAGCTCAGGACTCTGCTTAGCATTGATTGATTGCTTGTTATAAAGCTCATCAATCTCAGTCTTAAACTTTCTAAAGCCTCTCTTATTCTGTGATTCAAACGTAGTATAATGCATACGTGCCCGCATATCGGCAGTAGCAGCAATCACGGGAGCAACCATCTTACTAATAGTTGCTTGCGTAGCTTTTTCAGGCTCCAGCATCCAATCCAAGTCCTCTTCTTTATTACCTTCGCCACTTCCAGAGCCGCCACCTGCATTACCATCACCATTACCACTACCGCCTCCTGAAGCAGCAACAGGCTTAATTTCTTTGAGTTTGTTCTCCAAACTAGCAAGCGTATCTTTAAGTGACGCGAATCCATCAACACTTTCCTTTAATTTAGTTAGTCCTGTAGCCATCTCATCAAACTTTTCAAGCTTCATCATAGCAGCTTTAAAAGCTTCTGGATCAAGTCCTGCTTCTTTCAAATCATTTGCGCTTGGTTTGTTCCACGCCATTTTCGGCTCCTTTTTCAGCTTGTTTCTTAGCTTCTAGCACAACTTCTTTAAACAAAATAAGTTCTTTTAAAATCTTAATACTTCCTCTATGCACATCCGAGAGATCATGTCCCGCTTTGTCATAAGTTCCCCGTTCTAGTAAAGTACGATCTCTATTGCATAGTTCCTGGAGGTATTGTTGGAACGTTTCCCATCCCGGCTGTATTACTAGCACCGCCATTTGGCCCAGTTGGGGGACCACCAACCGGGACCATGGATCTGCCTTCTTGAGGAGTTCCTCCAGTGTTTTCTGCTGAACCTCCCATTCCTTGTTGTCCATCTGCGGCTCCTTCTAGTAACTTACGCTCTGGTAGTAATCTACTTAGATCATCATGATCAAAGTTACGTAGTATTCTACCCATTATGATACTTGAAGAGTCAATCCATCCCACTAAGAACTTCTTAAGTTCAGGAGGTAATTGGGGATTAGAGACTGACTGAAGTATCTGAGAAATACCCATATGATGACGTTGCATTACTTGCGTAAGCAACATATCATTCTGTTTCTCAAGCTCTTTATTAATAGACGCTGTAGCTGCTTTAATTGGAAGCTCAAGTCTTCCACGTCTAATGTTAGCAAGAGCTAGTTCCAAAGTCTTGGCTCTAGTACCGAATCTTCTAAGGCGTTCGCCAACTCCAAACTCACAGTATTGATTGAGAAACTTTCTACCGAGCTTGAGGTGAGTATACCGAAAATCTGTGATATTAATATTGACTCTTCGATTTCCGGCTTGCATAACTGAGAAGGTTCCCATACTACTGTAAACTCCCTTTTTGCTGACAGTCCCACCGCCTGCTCCTTCCGTGCCTGGATCATTAGTCCCCACCAAGCTCTTTGCTAAACTAATCGTAAGCATCTCTTCTTCTACTGAAGAAGGATAATTAGCACCAAGCTGGAACTTCTCCATCTCTCCCTCACGCGCGGGAACTAGTGCGTTAGGATAGATGGCAAAGATAGTATCAAGCTTGGAATCAGGATCGACACGTATGATACTAGAATTGGCTAGCGTTCTATTATCCACACGTTGATTGTGTCCTGTACTTACCTCTTCTTGATAATATTCTAACATCTCACAGAGACCGTAGCCAAGTAAGCCATCATCAGAACCAAATCTAGCAAGTTCCCACGGTTCCTCATTCTTTGGATAGAAGTTAAAGATTGCTCGTAAGAACCTATCACTTTCTTTATGATAACCTATAACGAATCTGTACTTCTTTCCATTGTGCCAGTAAGGAAACCAGCATTCATGTACGTCCCACTCAGCAGTACTACGATTTATTGTGACATTAATTCCCTGATCCGTATTACGTTGCTGATCTTCGAAGCTAGGTCCCGGTCTATCAGGATGAGCAAGAAAGGTTTCTTTTTCTTCAGGACTAAGCTTATATACTCCTTTATAGAAACGTTCTTCCAACTTCTGTCTAGTCAGCGTTACTATATGAAACTTAAAGTCCGCTGCCTCAAAAGTAGACGCATTAGGTGTAGCCGCCCACTTATCTAAATCAATCTTCTCTGGTCGAGGACCATCGTACTTAACAAATTCCTTAAATTCTACCTTATTATCTCCCTCAACAAATCCCACTACTTCTGCCTCAGTATCAGTAATCCAAGGAAGCTTGTAAGCTACACTCCCGTACTTGTACATTTCCTCCGCACCAGCTCGCTCAATTCTATAAAGATCAAGTTCCGATGGTTCCATACCCATCAAGTTCATAAACTCATGAACAGCTTCTTGCTGTTCCCCAGCATGTTCTTGCATAGGCCAATCACCTACTAAACCAGTAGGCCAAATCGGCATTACTTCCCAGATTGTACCAAGAGTACGTGCCTTTAAGATACCAACATTCTCACCAATCAGTTGGATAATAACATTAGACGCATTCTTCCAAGGAAAGTTCTTAACTGGATCTTTAGGAACTCCTCTATAAAGACGACGCCACTTAACAATCTTCTCTTCCTTAATAGATCGCCAGCTATCAGTAAGCCCCTGTACTTGCTCCTTCACGTAAGTATGCAGAGCTTTGTAGGCATCTGACTCTTTGCCAAAAGCTTTTTCCACATCAACTGGTTGAGTAACTGGCATTATTTTCTCGTTGCTGCTGATACAAGTGCTGCTGTCTTAGCAGTGGAACCACTTGAACTGCCAAGGTAATAACTTAGTACTTGAGTCAGTGCAGAGATAGCTGCTGCAAGAATCATCCCAATTAGTTCTGGAGTCGTGTTGTTAGAAGTACCACGCTCAAAGTACCAAATAAATATTGTAAATGAGAAGGCAACTGTAAGATAAGACAGAATCATGGGAGTATAGTCCCTAACTGCAACCTCACGCGCCCGAGCACTCTCTCTATCCTTCTCCTCTAAAGCTGCTTGTAAGTCTTCATGCTGAAAGCCAAGCTGCTGCATTTGAAGTTGAAAATCCTGTTCCATCTTAAGAAGTGCAATTCTCTGCTCAGGCGTAGCAAAAGCATTGCTAATTGTACTACTAATAGCATCTTCTGTAGCTTCAGGAGGCTTATCCATGCCTAAGGCTTTGCCCACAGCAGCAGCGGCCATTGTACCAAGCGGCCCGCCTAACTGAGCAGCGGCACTTATGTATGGAAATGCCTTCTTAAGTATGCTAGTAAATTCCATATTATTTGGATGCTTGTAACTTAGCTAACACACTTCGACCATACTTATAACCTACAAAAGCTCCAACTACTAACGAAATAACACACGCCACTATGTAATGCCACATCACAGCTAGAGTATGCATTAGTGATACTCCTTATCAAGTATAGTAGGATGCCTTGTTGGTAAATCTTCTCGTTTTAAACCATTACGTTCGCAGTATTCTTCAACAAGCATCTCATGTTCAATTACTAACCTACTAAGTAATTTGCCTAACATTTCCTTATTCTCACGATGCATTCTCTTACTTCGCCATATATTAAATTGCTGATAAACTGTAACAAGACCAGCAAGAGTAGCGCCAACCTCAAAGTGCCCTGCGTTCACCATCAATATCCTGTAACAGAATTTACTTGTCCTTGTCTATAGGACTGGTTTTTTCGAAGCCAAGCAATTACTTCATTTCTCTGTACTCTGCCAGGTTTACAGACTTGAAGCAAATAGCCTGCTGTGTCCAGGATATCTTTGTACTTAGAGTATGGATACTTACGGTATTCTTCCATGAAGGTATCCATACCAGTCTTACAGACCCAAAACTCACCGCGCTTATAAACTGGTTCCATTGCTTCAATGCGCTTAGTCTTTCCATCAATAGAACGATCAGTCTTCAAGATATCAGTATCCACACGATCAAAGGTCCATTTACCATCCTTTTTACGATAATTCTTCATTGCATCGAAGTGAAAGCTTAAGAAGTTCTGAAAGGCTACGCCTTCACATGTTGGAACTTTAATCTTCCACTTCTCACCAAGTTCATACATCTTACCTACTAACTCACTGTAAGAGTCCGATTTAGCCCAAACTTCAAGTAAGTAAATGCGTGGAGGATTATTAGTTGATCCCCATACTAAGATACAATGTCGCGAACGACCATTAACTCCCGCATGAGCAGGATCAACTATCATTCCACGATCAATATGGTTGGGAAGAATGGACTTAACTACTTCACCTTGACGTACTTCGTGCTTTATTCTGATTCTATATAAGTTGCCCGGTTGCTCAGTAACCTTACCGTTAGTGGTTACCATGTAACCTTCGGAAGTTTTATCAAGAAAACGTTCGTAATTAAACCAACGAAGCCAACTTTCTTTGAACTTCTCTTCACCGGGAGGGCTTGGTTTATTACGATACTGACAGGAATAGAAGTAGGTCTTAAGACGGGATTCAATTTTCTTTAGCTTCGTCCAGCTAAATTCCTCTGGAAAGATTGGAGTCATAGGTGGATGCTTCGCACAGCATCCACCTTCTGCATCGTGACTTTGAAAGTTAAATTCAGGCTCCATCTCACGAAGATAACTATTCAAGTCTTCATATTGCCACCTATTGCCTACTACTATTTCATCGCCAATTAGGTCTGGCTTACCGGGGACAGAATCAAAGGCACCAACCACTAGTTTGTGATAATCAATAATTGATTCCATTACCGTCTCAGAATCAAGAGCATCCATACCTACTAAGTCATCTTGAATAATTAAGTCGTAGTGACGTGACTGAAGTGCAGCTCCTACACCTAAGAAGTCAAAAGTTCCTTCACCGTTATAAGAAGATGGATCTTTAGTACGTTTCTGAGTCATTGACTCAATTGCCCAAGGATCACTCTTCTCAGGAAGTATTTCAGGAAACAAGCCTCTAAATAAACTATTACTTGTATAATGCCTATCAATGCGGCGTCCCAGCTTCGCTGCATTCTTAATATTAGCTGATACAATTAAGTTACGTGCATTCTGATTATGTACATACTTCATCCAGGCTATAAATTCATCACCATAGCCTAGATGCAACATGTACATTTCATCAAGAGTACTAAATGGAAGTGAACGCCAAATAGGAAAGGCTTCCGAGCAAATAGTAGACTTAAAGTGATCTCGGGGAATTTCTAATACTTCTTTGAGATTTTCTTTTTCTAGGCTATCACAGATATCTTTGTGAAGGTGAGTGGTTAAGCGGTGCT